AAAACTCCTAGACTATTTGACAGAGACCCTATGATTACAGGTAATCTTGATAAATTTGCTGACCAAATCTTAGAAATAGTCAGTTAAACTGACCCAAAATGTTAAAACAAATTAACCAAGAGATACAGGATTTCCAATCCAAGCAGATTCACATCGTGCCTGGTTTGTCATTCAATCAATATGACACCATAAATCAAATCTATTTCTACCATAACTCACAATATATTAGTGGAGCAATAGACGATGAAGGTGAAAAGAAGTATTTCTACAACATAAACAGAAATCCTTGTAAAGTATTTTCAAAGGCTATTGACTTTGATACAAAAAACATCAGATTACTTACAGCTGGTGGCCAAGATGGTAGCAAAACTTGGTTTATGGAAAGAGACCTAAAGTATTGGATGCGAGATAAACAATTTGGTAAAACCCTTAATAGGCTTTTTAAAGAATTGCCAGTATACGGTACGGTAGTTCTAAAAGTTGTTGATGGTACCCCAGAATTTGTAGACCTTCGCAACTTTATTGTGGAGCAGACTGCTGATAATCTTCAGTTAGCTAATTACGTAACAGAAATCCACAAATATACACCAACAGATTTCAGAGAAGCTGCTAAAGGAATGAACTGGAAACAGTCAGACATAGATGAGGTCATAAGTTTGTACTATGATATGGACGACACGTCCCATATAAGGCTATACGAGCGCTATGGTGACGTTAAAGACGAGAATACGGGTGAACACACCTATCGTAGAACTTTCTGGGCTGACGTTGGCGTAGACGAGTATAACCAAATGGGAGATTTAATCTCAAATCATCCAGGAGTAGAGCTTGGCTCAGACGAATGGACCGAGAGATTACCTTATTGGGAGTTCCACGCAGACAAAACACCTGGTCGTTGGCTAGGAATTGGTGTAGTGGAAGAACTATTTGAACCTCAGATAGCTCAAAACCAAAATACCAACCTACAGAATAAGAGTTCTTTCTGGGCTGCATTAAGAATATTTCAAACTAGAGATGGCGCAGTCAACCGTAATCTAATGACAGACGTTAGGAACGGAGAGATTATGAATGTTGAATCTGAAATTACTCCGATTAATATGGACGATAGAAATCTAGCGTTCTTTAATCAGCAAGACCAGAAGTGGATGCGTAATCGTGATGAGCTTACTTTCTCATACGATGTAGTACAGGGAGAAAGACTTCCAGCTGGAACACCACTTGGTTCAGCACAATTAGCTTCAGCACAAACATTATCTTACTTTGAACAAATACAAGAAAGTGTTGCTATGGATGTTAAGGAAATGCTTTATGAAGCTATTATCCCTTACTTCCAAAAGAGCAATACATCCGAACATACTATTAGACTTGTCGGCAAGGACTTAGCAGATTATATTGATATGCATAAGAAAGACCTTGTTAATAAAGAAATAATTAGACAAGCTATTAAAGGAAACTTTGTAGATGCTGAAGGTAAGAAAGTAATTGAAATTGGCGTGATGGCAGAAGCCAAACAAAATAAAGAGTTCCAATTAACTATTCCAAAAGATTTTTATAAAAACGTTAAGTATGACGTAGACATAGATATTACTGGTGAAAGCATTGACACTCGTGTGAGGAACGCAACATTGTTTGCAGCCTTACAGGCCATAACTACTGACCCTACCGTTACACAGGACCCAGTTAAGAAGGGTATCTTATCAATGATGCTAGAGGACGGTGGAGTAAATCCTGCTGAAATCTTTGATGCTGAAGAGGTAAGCCCTGAAGACGCTATGGCTCAAGCTATGCCAGAACAAAGAGGCGGTGGTGGAGTTTCAGCTCCAGCTGCTGTCGGTAATACTGGTCAAGGTCAACAAACAATCTAATGAATAAAGAGATAAGACAAAAAACTTTAAAGGCTCTTAGAACAAATTCAGAAGGAGCTGCATTAAAGGAATGGCTTGAGGAAGAAATTAGAGAAGTTAATAGCGTTACAGATTGTAACACCTTGGATGAAGTATTCGGTAAAAAATATGCAGTGAAAGTTTTAGAAAAACTATTTGCCTTTTTAAGGGATGATAGTACAAAACCAATTAAAACCCCTAATACGTGGGTTTAATATAATTCGGGACTTAACCCGTTAAAATGTAAACAATAAAATTATGTCAGATGAAAAACGAACTTCAGACCCATCTACTGAAGAAGTAGTTGAGGAGGTTCAAAAAACCGAAGGTGAAACCGTTGAGGAGACATCCGAGGAACGGAAGGAAGCCCCTAACGTCAGTGAAGACGAAAAAACCCCAGCGAATCCAGAACTAGATACTGGAGAACAGACTGTACCTTATAGTCGGTTCAAAAAGGTAAATGACGAACTCAAGAATATGAAGAACAAACCAGTTCAGAGAAGTTCATCCGAACTAGACGTAGATGATTTCATTGAAATCTCTGCCTCTCTAAAAGGATTGGATAGACAGGAACAGGAGTGGCTAACAGAAGAGCATAAAGCTACTGGTAGAACATTGTCCGAAGTACGAAAGAGTGAGAAGTTTAAACTTTTGCAATCAGCTTATAAGGCTAAGGTCGCTAAAGATAAATCACTAAGACCGTCCAATAAGCAAGACGAAGCTGATAAACCACAGGGATTATTAGAGAAACTAGCAGGCGCTACTATTGAAGAGAAACAAAAGATATTAGAAGAAGCTGGTCGCTATAAAAGAGTAAGACCTAAAACAGACCGAGTTGTTATTGGTGGTTAATAAATTAAATGGCACAACAAATTTCAAATGATGTTAGTGCGATACAACCAGAATTATGGTCCAGTATGGTCCAAGTTCCATTGTATAAGTCATTAGTCGCCCTAGAGGTAGCTAATATGAAATTATCAGATACTGTAAAGTACGCTGATACAATTCACGTTCCATATTTTGGAGACTTAACTGTATCCACTTACACACCTGGTCTAACAATTAGTGCAACTGCACAAGAATGGGATTACGACACACTCGTAGTTTCAGCCTATAAGCACTGTACTTTCTATGTTGACGACCCTCGTGCTTTGACAATCAATGTTGGTCAGCAAACTGAGCTAGCTACTGAAGCTGCTTATCAACTTAAGAACACAATTGACACAGATGTTTTCAAAAATATCACAGGAGCAGACGGCTTTACAGCTGCTGACGATGAAGATATTTTAGGAGGCGCAAACGCATATCCAGTTTCTGCTGGTTCTGCAAATATCATTAATATCTTCGCAGGCGCTAGAAAAGTTCTACGCGAACGTAATGTTGAAGAAACTGGTGATTGGTGTGCAATTGTTACACCTAAGATTGCTGCTGATATTGAAATCAAAGCAACATCAGTTGGCTACAATGTAGCTGACGCAACCTTGAGAAATGGTTATGCTGGAGATTTTATGGGCTTCCAAGTCTATATTTCCAACAACCTTCCTTCAGGTAAATTAACAGCATTAGCTCCTGGAGCTGGTGGCGTAACAGCTGCTGCTCTATCAGCAACTACTTCTAAATCTGTTTACTTCGGTAAAAAGAATACTATGGACGTAGTAATGATGGCTGCACCTCGTCTTGAAATTAGAAAGAAAGACGATATGATTGGTTCTAACTTTATTACCTGGACTGTTTACGGTTCAAGTGTATTTACAAAGAATCAAGATAGAGGAATTAATATGCCTATCGGTTCTGCATACTATTCATAAGACTTAATAAGTTGTTTTACGTTCGGCTCCATACTTCAATGCGGAAGCTGAGCGTAAAATTGGAGAAATAACTATATGAGACTAATAACAAAATACCTTAGATTAAAAGCGAAGCTAAAATTAATGAGACGCTATCGCTATCTAAACGAAGTTAATAAGATTCTAGAAGAATATGAAACAGCTAGAATTTTAAACGGTGGCTCCAAAGAGTATATAGCAAGTTGTAGAGGAGAGTTAGTTAAAAAACAAAATATGATTAACGAGAACTCTAAGTTCATTGAGTTCCTTAAAACTTTATGAAGATACTTTTTGTAACAGATTCTGTCTTATGCTGGCAACACGGCATTTGGTGGCATCGTCAGAGCATTCCATCGGATGCTTTGGGAAGCAGAGGACACGCAATTAAACAAGTAGCTATGGGAACAGAGTTTCCTGAAGACTTACTTAATTGGCCAGATACAGTTATATTTGGCAGAACATATCCAACACAATACGACCCTATTAAAATTATGCAAGAGTATAAGAAACGTGGGAAGAGAGTGTTATATGATATGGATGATGACTTCTGGGAGGTATCAAAAGATAACCCATCACACTTAGTATCAAATGCTTTAAAAGACCAGTATGAAGGAATGATTAAAGTTGCAGATGCTATTATTACCCCAAGTTATGTATTGGCTAAAAAGTTTAAGAAGTACTTTAAAAAGAAAAAGATATTTATTTGCCCTAACGGAATTAATTACCAAGTCTACCAGCCGAGAGCAAATGATAAACCAGATTTGGTTATTGGTTATATGGGCGCTGCATCTCATTGGAAAGACCTCCAGTTAATTGGGGATGTTATCAGTGAGCTTTCTAAGAAATACGATTTTGTATTTACAGTATACGGACTTACAGGAGAACCTATGGAAGCAGCTATGTATACTTACCAAAGATTATTAGAAGGAAACTATAAACCAGAACAGAACGCTTACTTCCAGGCAGCTCTTGATTTCTATGAGCAATTAAAATCTTGTAGAATGTGGCACATACCATTTATGCCACCTGAATTACATCCGACAGTTCTAGGTAAATGTGATATGGATATTGGTATAGCTCCACTAGAAGATACTAAATTTAACAACGGTAAAAGTTGTATTAAATTCTATGAGTATGCTTCAGTCGGAACAGTATGCGTTGCCTCAGATGTAGAACCTTATAAAGATGAGGTTACCTACAGGGCTAAGAATACCTTTAAAGATTGGTATAATAAGTTAGAGAAACTAATAGTAGATAAAGAATTTCGTGATAAGCTAGGTAAAGAGCAACAGGACTGGGTTAAGGAGAATCGTTCTTCTGAAGCTATTGCAATCCCTTGGGAATTGGCTTGCCAGGCTATTAGTAGTCTTTCTGTGCGGAATCAGAGAAAAGAGGTGTAATAAAAACTTTAAACCAAAGATAAATGAAGAAACGCGTAAGGGTTTATAATTGGAACTCTGTCCTAACAAATGTTATTGAAGGGTTAAGGAAGTTGGGACACGATGTTGAAGAGCAGGCTGCTTCTTCATTTACTGGTGGATGGGATAAGTTTGACGTTATAGTTGTTTGGAGTGAGACAGAAGGTACTGGTTGGGATGAGTTAATTGAAAAAGCTAATAAGAAGGGAATCAGAACTGTCCTCGTTCAACACGGGAGAAGGGGAAGCTCAAAGAAGTTTCCACCATTCTTTGAACCACTTAAAAGCGATGTTATATGTGTTTGGGGAGAGAATGATAAAAAGAGAGTAATGACTGGTGGTGTTCCAGAAGATAAGATTGAGATTACTGGAACAACAATATTTGATTTCTTAAAACCAAGAGAAGAACACGAAGGTTACAACGTTGTATTTAGTCCAGAACATTGGGACCACGATGTAGCAGAGAACTTTATAATCAAAAGCACGCTAGATAAACTCAGGAATGTTAAGATAACAACTAAACTCCTAGAGGGAGAACATACTAAAGATTACTATACTAATCCAGTTTGGTCAGATAGAAACAAGCACGACCATTTAGGTATTTGTGCTGATGTTTTAAAGACGGCTGATTTAGTTGTTGCAGTTTCTGAAAGTACATTTGAACTACTAGCAGAGATAATGGATATTCCAGTAATCATCGCTGACATCTGGGTTCCAAAGACTTGTCTAGGAGATAAGAAGTATCTTACCTATGTAAGAGAAACTTCGGATGCTTG